AACAAAGTTTTCTGGGCAGGCCCAGGAGGCTCAAGAAAGAGACCACCAAAGTCTCAAAAAAGAACATTAGGATTAAAACGAAGGAGAAAATAATGACAACTGCAAACGGAACACGACTATGGCTTGAGGAAGGTATAGTACATGCAGGAAAATTACTACAGGATTTGATAAAAGCAGAGGAGTTTAGAACTCTATCCCCAGCGGAAAAGAAAATTAAACAAGTATCTGCTACTTATTGTTACCTGTATACTAAATTAAAAGAGTTAGACCTTCTAATAGACGATGACGACAACTTATTTCCAGACGAGACATTACATTGATAGAAATTAGCCGTACAGATATAGTTAGTAACTATTTAATGGACTTGGAACAACAGTCACGATTCATAAAACTCCCTATAATGGAGTATCTTGAATTATTAGGTATAGAGCCTAATACGTCGCAGAGAGCAATTATAAATGCTATAAATAATCCAAAATATCGTTTTGTATGTGCGGCTATTTCACGTCGTCAAGGCAAAACGTATATTTCAAACATAATAGGACAGTTAGTATGTTTAGTTCCTAACAGTCATGTACTATTAATGTCTCCTAACTATTCATTATCTCAAATATCATTTGACTTACAAAGAAACTTGATCAAGCACTTCGACCTAGAAGTGCTTAGAGATAATGCAAAAGATAAAGTTATTGAACTATCTAACAATTCTACTATAAGAATGGGTTCTATCAATCAGGTAGACTCAGTTGTTGGTAGAAGTTATGACTTAATCATATTCGATGAAGCAGCTCTAACAGATGGAAGAGATGCTTTCAATGTCGCACTAAGACCTACCCTCGACAAAGAAAACTCAAAAGCAATCTTTATATCTACTCCAAGGGGTAGGAATAATTACTTTGCAGAATTTTATTACAGAGGATTTAGTGAAGAGTTTCCAGAGTGGTGCTCAGTAAAAGCAACTTACCACGAGAACCCTCGTGTAGCAGAATCAGATATTATAGAAGCTAAAAAGACAATGTCTGAGAATGAATTTGCCCAAGAGTACATGGCAGACTTTAATGTTTACGAAGGTCAAGTATGGGCATTCAACCACGAGCAATGTATAGCAGACTTGTCTGAAATAGATGTAAGTAATATGGATGTATTCGCAGGACTAGACGTAGGATATAAAGACCCTACAGCTTTTTGCGTTATAGCATATGACTGGGATGAACAAAAATACTATCTTATAGATGAGTATATGGACTCCGAAAAAACAACAGAACAACATGCAGTACAGATTCAAAAATTAATTCATAAATGGGATATTGATTATATTTATATTGACTCTGCAGCTCAACAAACAAGATACGACTTTGCACAAAATTATGATATCAGTACTATAAATGCTAAGAAATCCGTACTAGACGGAATTGGACATGTAGCTAATGTAGTAGATAACGATGGGATAATTATAAATCAAACTTGCAAAGAAGCACTTATCTCATTGGACCAGTATCAATGGGACCCTAACCCTAATTTATTAAAAGAGAAACCAAAGCACAACATGGCATCCCATATGGCCGATGCTATGCGATACGCGTTATACACATTTGAAACATCAGCCACAACGTTCTAGTAAGACCTGTAAAAAACAGTTCTTGACATTTGCTGTATGTTTTTGGTATAATTCTAATTAAGAGTAGAAATATGAATTTCAAAAGAGATTTAGTTAAATACGTACGAGATAAAGCGAAATCACAATATAATAAATCAAGCAATTGTTTTATATGTGATTCCACTGAACAGTTAGATTTTCATCACTATCACGGGCTTACAGAACTACTAGAAACTTGGATAAAAAAGAAAAAATTAATTATTAAAAATGAACAAGAAATACTAGAGATTCGAGAAGCCTTCATTGATGAACATCAGAAAGAACTTTATGAAGATACAGTCACACTTTGCCATAGTCACCATATGAAGTTACACTCAATATATGGTAAAAGACCCAAGTTGATACACGCAGAGAAACAAAAACGATGGGTCGAGAAACAGAGAGATAAATATGGCATGGTATGATAGATTCTTAGGAGGAAATAGCGAGGAAAAACTAAATCCTTCGCAATACGTTATTTCTAGAAATGAAGGAATGACTGTCGACTCTCGTGAAATTGTAACAAATTATAGAAACGCTTACGAGCAACTAGAAATTGTTAACCGTGCAGTAAATATGATTGTTGACGATGTAGCAGAGATACCTTTTGCAGTCGGAGAAAAAGTACTAGGTACTACTAATGTTGTAAAGAATATTCGTAGATCTAAGGTTGACTTATTACTTAATAAAGAGCCTAACCCGTTTCAAGATGTAAGTACTTTTAAAAGAAATCTTATAATTGATTTACTTATAGATGGAAATATATTTATTTACTTTGATGGAGCGCATATGTATCATTTGCCTGCTGACAAGATAACTATCCATACTGACGACAAAACATATATAGAAAGATTTTCATATGATAACTCAATAGATTACAGCCCGAATGAAATTATACACATAAAAGAAAATAGTTTTAATTCAATTTACAGAGGTGTACCAAGACTAAAACCAGCATATAGAACTATGCAGTTACTCTCTAGTATGAGAAACTTCCAGGATAACTTCTTCAAGAATGGAGCAGTTCCAGGATTAGTACTTAAGTCACCAAACACTCTTTCAGAGAAAGTAAAAGAAAGAATGATGAGAGCTTGGAGTATTAGATATAATCCAACAACAGGAGGCAAAAGACCTCTTATACTTGATGGCGGATTAGAAGTAGACGCTTTATCAAAAATTAACTTTAAAGAGTTAGACTTTGCAGAATCAATCAAATCAAATGAAAGAATTATTCTCGAAGCAATGGGCATACCACCAATTCTAATGGACGGTGGTAATAATGCAAACATTAGACCTAATCATAGATTGTACTACTTAGAGACAGTACTACCAGTAGTTAAGAAACTGGGATATGCATTAGAAAGATTTTTTGGTTTTTCACTAAATGAAGATGTAACAGGTATTCCTGCTTTACAACCAGAATTGAGAGACCAGGCAGCATACTATGCTACTCTAGTTAACACGGGTATATTAAGTGCTAACGAAGCAAGAGAAGCATTAGGAAAAGAACCTGTAGACGGATTTGACGAGCCAAGAGTACCTGCAAATATAGCAGGCTCAGCCGTAAACCCGGAACAAGGAGGTAGACCTGAAGAGGCTGCCCCAAGCGAGGAAGAATAATTATGACAAAAGATATGATGGTAAAGGCTCTTTCTGAGTACTTTAAAAAAGAAGGTGAAGTAATGGGCTTACCTACTTATAAGGCAAAAGGGAATGATGTTCCTGTTAAAGACTACTTATTAAGAAGAGCATTTGGTTCTTGGAGTAGAGTACTTAGCGTAGTCTCAAAAAGATACCCAGTAGACGTAATAGTCACCCCAGAAATAAAAGAAGCACCTGCTGAGAAAAAAGCACCTGCTAAGAAAGTGGAGAAAAAAGATGTCAAGTAAAATTTATCATTGGACTAGCACTTTCAAATCATTAGGTGAAACTGATGATGGCGGTATAGATATTAAAGGTTCTGCAAGTACAAATGGTATTGACAGAGCTGGAGATATTATTGAAAGCGATGCATGGACAAAAGGTGGATTAGAGAATTTCAAAAACAATCCAATCATTTTGTTTAATCACAACTACGACAAACCAATTGGTCGTGCAAAAGATTTAAAAGTTACAGAAAACGGTTTAGAAATATCTGCAAAGATATCAAAAGCTGCTGGAGATGTAACACAATTAATTAAAGACGGTGTCCTTGGAGCTTTTTCTGTCGGTTTCAAAGTCAAGGAAGCCGATTATATGACAGAAACCGATGGATACAAAATAAAGGACGCGGAACTTTTCGAAGTCTCTGTAGTATCAGTACCTTGCAACCAAGGGGCAACCTTTGGCTTAAGCAAGTCATTTGATAGTATGGAAGATTACAACAAGTATAAGCAAACTTTTTATAAGGCTAACCCAGCAGAATCAGCAGACGCTGTTAATGTTGAGCAGCCAAGAAGGGAGGAATCCCATAACATGGAGACAAATATGTCAAAAGAAAATAAATCTCCTGAAAGCAACTCAGAGTTCAATCTTGAGGCATTCGCAAAGCAAGTAGCTGCAGATACAGCTGCTGAAATTGCAATGAAACAAGCTGAACAAAAAGCTGCTGAACAGAAGGCTGCAGACGAAGCTGCTCAAAAAGCAACTGACGACGCCGAAGTTCAAAAAGCTGCTGAAGTAGCAGATCAGGAAAAAACTAAAACTATAGTTGAAGCAGGTCTATCAGGAGCTGAAAAGCTAATGAATGACGTGGAATCTAGAGTTAATGAGAACTATTCTAACTTAGAATCAGTTGTTAAATCTCTTGAATCTCAATTAGCTGAGAAATCAGAAGAAATCATGAACATCAGAGAGTCTAAAAGACATTTCTCTGACAGAAATGGTCAAGGCGATTGGAAGAAAACTTTTGAGCAAGATATCGTTGACGCAAAATTTGCTGGTCTAGCGACTGGTAAAGGATGGGACAGTGAAGTTGCTAAAGGCGTGATGGAAAAAGTTAACACTCATTCAGGTGTAAATGTTTCATCAGCTGATTTCGAACAAATCGTTTCAACAAACATAGAAAGAGATATTCAAAATGAATTAGTCTTAGCTCCTCTATTTAGAGAAGTACCAATGACTTCTGCAAACATGATTATCCCAATCTTACCAGATAGCGGTTACGCTGAATTTACTTCAGGGTCTGCTGTAGCAAACGACAATTTAGATATGAGGTCTGCTTCTTATGGTGACGATGCTGGGGTATCTATGGCTGAAAGAACTCTTTCAACTAAAAAACTTATCTCTCAATCATTCCTAGGTAATGAAACTGAAGAAGATGCAATCTTACCAATCCTTCCTTTAATTAGAGAATCAATGGTAAGATCACACGCTAGAGCAATTGAAAACTCAATCCTAGCTGGTGATGATGCTGACGGAGTATTCGGTACTAGTGGAGCTTCTTTCGAAGGTTTACTACACTTAGCAAGAAATGACAGTGACTACACACAATCAGCAACTGCTTTTGCAACTGATAAAATTGTAGCAACTGACTTACTTGAAATGAGAAAGAACATGGGTAAATATGGTGTGAACCCAAGTGAAGTAGTATATATTGTTTCACAAAGATCATACTACGAACTATTAGAAGATGCAGAGTTCCAAGACGCTAACCTAGTTGGCGACATGGCTACTAAGCTTTCTGGTGAAATTGGTCAAGTATTCGGTTCAAGAGTACTATTATGTGACGAGTTTGCTACACCAGCAGTTTCTAAGTTCGGAGCTATCGCTGTTAACCCAAGAAACTATGTAATGCCAAGATTAAGAGGCGTTACTGTAGAATCTGACTACGAAGTTATTAATCAAAGAAGAGTCTTAGTGGCTTCTCAGAGATTAGGATTCACTGACTTAATTGACGGTGCAACTTCTAAATGGGCTTGGATGTACAAAGCTAGCTAATATTAGCACAATACGGTTTCAGGGAGTGTACCTAACACTCCCCCTTTTTAATTATGGCAGACTTAATAACAGTACAGGAATATAAAAACGCAGAGGGCATTACAGGTCAGAAAGAAGACCAGCGCCTCGATATTATAGTTCCCCAAGTTAGTGACCTTGCAAAAAAGTATTGTGGTACAACATTTGTTGACTACTTCTCCTCTGCAAAGACAGAGACTTTTAGCATAAGGGATAAATATACTACTACTATTATTGTAAGTGAGAGCCCGTTGGTATCAGTAGAATCAGTTAAAGAACGAAGAACTTATTCAGAGGCATACCAAACTCTAACCACAGGTAGTTATGAATACTACGTGGATATTGCCAGCGATTCAATTGTCCGTACAACGGACTCTGGAAGCGAAAAATATTGGGCAAATGGTGTCGGAAGTGTAGAGATAGAATACAAAGCAGGATACTCCGCAGCACCAGCAGACTTGAAATTAGCATTATTTGATTTAGTTACTTACTATCTCAAAGACGAACATAAAGAAAGAAGAACAATAGCAGGAGCGACATTGCAGAATCAAGGAACTTCAGGAGTTAGGGACAATACAGATTTCCCAGACCATATAAAAAGAGTACTTGATTTATATAGAGTTATTATATAATGTCAGTACGTTCTTTAATAAAAGACATAAGACTAGCTGCAAATAGCTCAATTGCAAGAGACCGACAATATAGAGACTCAGTTTTTGACCTTACTTTTAATAAGATTACTACTGTAGACGAGTGTTTCGCATCTATAGAAGACGCTATATTAAATGTTCGCAATGGAGCACCGTTACTAGCAACAGAAAGAAATATTTTAGAGAATGCTGTAGAACAAGCGTTTAGAAATGTATATACACCAAGAAATATAAAAAATATACATAAAAAACACGGATATAAAATATTTGCTCATCCTAACCAACACGAAGGAGAAAGTGCACTAGCTAATTATGTAGGATATAGGCAGCGTGGAGTAGGAGGGATGAAGTTAGCAGTTTATCTCAGACAAGGTATGTTAACTGCAAATAGTTTAGGTCCTACCGTTACTTATGCAGGTAGTATGCAAATAGGCTCAAAAGGTACTCAAAATAGACAAGTTATAAATGCCTTGTGGTATACAATGGTCAGAGAAGCTCTAAGACTAGCTAGAAAAACTGCAGGAGTAAAAGTACCTAAAACAGGACAAAAAGGCTACGGAGCAAGAAATATAGGCTCTGTAGGTAACAGTTCTAGAGCACTAAGACTACACGGCCCTACTGCAAGTCAAAACGTTTATGGCAGTACCGGGGAAGTAAATGATACTTCAGTGCCTGTAGTATCTTTAGTAGAGCAGCTAAAAGATATTAAAGCCGAAGGTATGCAACTGCCCGACGGAGTTACTAGTCAACTTATATATAATAAAGCTTTTAATGATATAATAGCAGAATTAGACAATGAGTTTATAATAAATAGTGAGACTATTAGCTCGATAGTAAATGCTGATAAGATTATACGTATTCAAATTCATCAAGGAGGCGACCAGCATCAAGGCTATATGGCACATGCAGATTCTCGTTCGGTAAATAGAATAATAGATAGTATAGAAGATAAACTATTAAATAGTCCTTTAGGACTAAGTAGCCACAACTATCAAGCATCAAAATCTATGTCTGACATGGCGAAAGATGCAGCTTTGGCTCAAGTTGTTACTAATTTTGTAACTAAATCAGGAAAACCTGATATGAGATACAAAGTTAATAAAAGAGCGGCTTTACAAAATGCAAAGCCACGTAAAAAAAGTAATAAAGGAAAGTTTAGTAATAAAACAAAAGGGACAAGAATAGCTACAGGTATGATTGCTGGAAAAAGCAAAGCAAAGAAAGCAGGAGTCTCAAGAAAAGTACAAAATCAAAAAAGCGCAGTAGGACTAAAAGAACTAATAAATGCAGCACTGCCAGAGGCTATGTTATTAAAAATGCATCCACCTGCACTAAGAAATAGAACAGGAAGATTTAGAAATAGTGCAGAAGTTACCAATGTTAATATGGGACCAAGAGGAGGTACTCAAATAGACTATACTTATATGAAAGACCCTTATCAAACTTTTGAACCCGGTGGAGCAATGGGAAGCGTAAACAGAGACCCAAGAAGACTAATAGGTGGTACAGTAAGAGAGATTGCACAACAAATAACAGGAAATAAGTTTATAACAACTAGGAGAAGATAATGGCAGAAAGAGGCTACACTACAAGACGAAGTGCTATTGTTAATGCTTTTGTTACAAAACTACTTACTATAAATGGAACAGGCAATTTTTTAAGCACTGTTTCAAGCGTAGAACCCAGATTAAAGTTTTGGGACGAAATTGAAGAGTTTCCCGCAATACATATTAATGCAGGTAGCGAAACAAGAGAATATTTAGGAGCAGGAGAAAAGTTTAGATACTTAACTTTAACTTTTCGTTGCTACGTAAATGAAGATGACCCTGTTGAAGCATTGGAAAAATTAATGGAAGATGTAGAGACAGTAATAGAAACAAACAACCCAATTACATATACTGATAACTTAGGAAACGTACAAAGTACAATTCAAACAAGTATTCTCAGTATTGATACGGACGAAGGCGTATTAGACCCGTTTGGAATCGGAGAGATAATCACCACAGTTCAATACTAGAAAACAGTAGCGGCAAACTAAAGTTTAGCCAAAACTCTTTTCATACATATAGGAGAAATTAAAATGGCAGATACATTTTATTTTAGTCGAGATACCAAAGTAGTCTTAGATGACTCATCAGGGACAGGATATAATATACCTGTACTAGATGGCTTTAGTTTTTCTCAGGCGACAAACACGACAGAGGTAACTCTGAATGAGATGGCCACAACCGCAGGAGTAAGTAGAAGAGCTAGACAAATGTTTACTGATTCTTATGCCCCAGCAGAATGGTCTTTTTCAACATACATTAGACCTTTTACATCAGGTGGCGGTGGTACTGGCGGAGAACACGCAGCAGCACATTCGCATGTAGTAGAAGAAGCTTTATGGAATGCTTTAGCAGGTAATGCAGCGATTGGAACTACAGCAAGTGGTAACACTGGCCCAGGATTTGTAACAGCAGACGCAAACGGAGCTGACTTAACTTTTGCAAAATCTAATAACGTAGCTTTGGATACGTTTGATTTATTTTTTGAAATGGGCAGTGGTAAAACATCACCAACTATTTACAAAATTGCAGACTGTGTAGTAAATGAAGTTTCAATTGATTTTGATATTGATGGCATTGCAACAGCAAACTGGTCTGGTTTTGGTCAAATTATTACTGAAGCAACAGCACTACCTACAGTAGATATTTCAGAAGGAACAGCAGCAGCTGATACTAATAATTTCATTAGAAACAGACTAACAGATTTAGCAGTTACTGCAACTGCAGAAGGAGACATTCAAACTGCTTACAGTTTAACACTAACAGGCGGAAACGTTACTATTGGTAACAATATTAGTTTCCTAACTCCTGAAAC